ACTCCCCTCTCTCAATTTTGACATTACTTACATCGTATTCGGTTACAGTTGGCATCGGGATCAGGGGAGCTAAATGGCCTTGCTTGATAAACCAATTAAACTCATCCACACCGCAGGCGTTACAGCATATATCCGTGAAGATTCCGCCGTCCGTTAACAACCCTTGCCCCAATCGGTAAGGCGTGGCAGTTAAACCGATTACTTTTATGTGGGGATTTATGATTTTCAGTCCGTCAATTATCTTCTGATAAGTAGTGTTTGCTTTAGGTGAAATTAAATGACACTCATCTACGATAATAAGATCTCTATGGCCGAAAGATTCAATGTTACCCACTACTGAACCGCAACCGCCGAAAATGATAGGTTGGGCCGTGTCTTTTCTTCTTAATCCGGCGCTATAAATTCCGACTGGTGCAGTTACCCACATATCTAAAAGGCGATCATAATTTTGCTCAATAAGTTCTTTAACATGGGTAAGCATCATGAACCTTTGATCGGGCCAACGTTGCAGAACTTGTTGGATTAAGCCGCCAATAATAATTGATTTTCCTACGCCCGTCGGCATTGCTATTATCGGATTACCTACATTGCCTTCTGAGAAGTAATTTATCACGGAGTCGATGGCGTACTGTTGATAGTCGCGGGGAGTGATAATCATAGCTCGTAACGGATGTTTCGAAATTTAGGGCAACCCTTTAACATAAAGTCATCGGGAATTATGCCGTATTTAACACATTTCCATTGGGCGTCTTCGGCAGGTTCGGCACAATTACAGCAACGGCAATTCTTAGGACTATCCGAATCGGCAACGGTCCAACAAAGATTGGAGTAATCACACATTTTACAGCGATAATCCGAAGAACGACCACCCACTCCTTTTGGTGGAGTTTCGGCGTAAATAACTTCAGCAGCCTTGACTAAAAGCTCTTCACCTCGTTGCATATCGAGTGGTACCATCTGTATCGCTAAATCTTCGTTTTGTTTATTTGACGACTTATTGCCGATAACAAATACGGCGGAACTAATACCGGACAACGCCCCGTAAACACACGTTTGATCGTAATACCTTGAGCTGATTTCCTGAACAGGTTTTTTTAAATAAGGCAGGAAATATTTCTGGTCAAGTAACTTCATTTCTAAAATGTGTCGCGTTCTTGATTTGTCGAACTGTTCGGGCAGTATTATCTTACCGTCAAGCGACCCGCCAAAATGCCCTTGGCAATGCGAAACTCGGAATTGCTTACCTGTGAATATGTCCCCTTCTTGAACATCGCATCCGATTCCGCGCAGGTAGTCAATTAAGACGGGTTCTTCCCGGTGACCCCGGTTGAACATTCGAAGCTTTTTGGCATCGTGCTTGACAAGTTTAGCCCATCGGAAGCCATACCATAACGCTCTTGAGCATTCGTTACCGATAACCGACCCGCCCAAATGCTTTCTGAACTTAGGGGGATGTTTTTTAATGCAATATTCGTCAATGCTATTTTTGAGCATTTCGGAAAGTTCTTTTTGTTCTTCATAAAAGCTCATAATCAACCTTTTTAAATTAAAAGCGTATCACATACCCATAAGGTAACGATTGCGACAGCGAACGATTCAAACCGGCTCAGGTCAAATCCTATTATTATAAACACAGTGCTCAAACTCATAATAAAAGCAAAAGCCGCCTTGAACAAAAACAATACCATGGTATTCACCTCAAATAAAAGGGGGCCGAAACCCCCTTTTAATATCACTTACCGGTTACTGTAAATTACCCCTGCTGACCCCATGGTGCCGGGCCAGCAGGAGCAGCAGGAGCAGGAGCAGGAGCAGCAGGAGCAGCAGGAGCAGGAGCAGGAGCAGGAGCAGCAGGAGCCGGAACACCAGCAACCGCGCCGGGAGCTTTCCATGCCTGGACCGGTGCAGCAGCAGCAGGAGCAGCAGGAGCAGCAGGAGCAGCAGGAGCAGCAGGAGCAGCAGGAGCAGGAGCAGGAGCAGGAGCAGCAGGGAGATTCCCTGCCGCATCCAGCACACCATATACTTCAGTGTACTTGTCGTCGTTGCCGGGCTGGTCACGTACCAGGACGCGGAACGGGATGTTATGAAGCTGCTCGGTAACTGTGATCTGGTAAATACCGGTAACGTGACAGATTGCTGAAAGCTGAGAATATGCGATCTCTGCGGCAGCTTCCGATTTGTTGTAGATGTTCAGGCGATACGGTCCGCTTGCTCCTGCGTGAGCCCCTTCGGTGACCTGGAGATTGAGTACCAGCATACCGGACCCCCCGTCCTTCGTGGTAACGAGAGGCGAATCGGTAATCACCACCAAATGCCCCATATCATCGGAAATGGGAAGTTGTGAAACGCCGGGTGTTGCGGGTTTTACTTTTGTTGCGTCAAATTGAAGTTCGGCCATGATTTTAATCTCCTGTTAGAGGTTTATTTTGTTGAATATATAGTTTAGATCTTGCGGTTCGTAATTGTCAAGCTTTCCGCTTCGGTCCCTTGCCGAAACGTCACTACTTCCGTTGGTTCTGATATACTTCATTTCCCCGACTTGCCCAGGCACAACCCCTTGCGCCATGTAAAGTACTTCGTCATAAAGGTGGGGGATTTTAACCCCGAGTTCCCTTCCCGGAAAATAGGGAACCTTCTTCATAACCGTCATTTTCTGCGGAATAGGCCCTGTAAAGTTCCATACCGTTTCCTCGATTGTACCTTCTTTGGCTATCAAGAAGATATGTTTATTTTCCATGAAGAATAGTTTGTTGATGTGCTTCATAACGGCCTTCGACATTATACCGTAGACCGCCCGTCCATCCTTTGACTTTCCTTCCGCTTCGAGTAGATTGATTTCTGCCATTTGAGAAGTCGAATCAACGCAAATCGTATCAAACTTTTTAGGTTCAGTCGAGCCGAAAAGCCATTTGAAAAACTCGTCTATCGCTTTAACGTCGAACGCTTCGAATGCCGGTACAGTCGAGCCGCGCATGGAAAGTAAACCGGGTTCAGTAACGAGCATTAAAGGGTTCGGCGCGGTGTTGATGATCGGTGTTTTACCGCTTCCGGGCGGTCCATACCCAAGACATTTGACGCCGAACTTTTGCGCCAGGGTTCCGGCTGGTTTAAGATCGGAAAGTTTCATGATTTGTCTGTGGTGATCTCAGGTCCGATGACTGAGACGATCCCGGATTCCAAAATGAATTCTAAAAACTCGCACTCTTTACCGAGCTTAACAGCCAATCCAAAATTGATCACACCGAAAGGGATTAACGCAGGAGGGGTTGTTGTGGGCATGGGAGGGGCGGGAGGCTGTTCTTTCGTCATTGCGTGTTTGAGCGCAATTTCAAGTGCTGCAATTTTACTTTTGTTATCTCGAAAAACTATCTTCATTTTAACTCTCCTTTGTGAAATCGATCATTCAAGATTCAGCTTAACCTCATCGACTCGAAATATATCTGAATTCAAAACTAATTCTAAAAATTCAGATTCCTTACCGTAAGCAGGTCTTATTGTGAGCATTATTTCCCCGCACGGAACCGGAACCGGAACCGGGGCAGGAGGGGCCGGGATGCAGGGCCTTGGGGCCGGGGGTGCTGAGATAGGAGGTGCAGGGGGTGCCACCTTAGCGCTCTCAATTTCAAGGGCGATCTTGAGAGCTGTGATTTTATTTTTTGGAGTGTACAATGTGACTTTGATCATGACATCAAGCCTCCTTTGGTGGTACGATTTCAATGGTGTGATTGCCGGGTTTGCTAATCAGAGCTTTATCGGCAATGATCTTTACCGAATCGTGCAAATCGGTATAGCCCCGTTTTGCAAATTTGCGAACCTGGGGGAAAATATCCTCAGGTTTTACACTATCCATGTTTGAAAGTTCGGCAACAACACTTTCGACTTTCGAATCGTCAACTTTGATCTTTTTTACAAATGTCGCTTTCAGAAACCATCCATTGCCGAGATCCTGTCTTTGAACCCCTTCCAAATCGTGATCGGGGTAAAAGACTGTTAAAATCTCTTTAACAAGGGTGGCTTCATGACTTGCGTATTTCGAAAGATCGTTCACGTATGGTTCGATTGCCGCTTTGATTAAACTATTTATGTTATCTTTTAATTTTCTAACGGCAATAAGTTCTAACAAAAGCGAATCTTTCTTTTCTCGCGTTACTTCGGTCACATCTGCCATCTCAAACCTCCTCTCTCTCGTTAACTGTGATTCGAAATTTACACGGCAAATCCGAACATGTCAAGAAAATATTTTATCTTGCATAATAAATTTATTTTCGGTATAGTTTGCTCATAAATTTTTGATATTAACATATAAAGGTGCTAATAATGAATACCTCACTGAGAGATAAAACCCTTGAATTATTACGCAATAGATCTGTGACCAAAACGTATAGGATTATTCAAACGGAAACCGGTTTGCCTGAAGGATGGCTAAAATCATTTGCTAACGGGCAAAGCGTAAATCCTGCCGTCAATAGAATTGAAACTTTATACACATATTTGAGCGGCCGGACAATAAAATTATGATTAACAATATACCTGATGAATTAAAAGACTATAATCAGTTCGTGGTATGGAAGTTCGACGGGGTCGACGCCAAAGGGAAGCCCGTCAAAGTTCTTTACGATCATAGAACAGGATTTAAAGCCAAATCAAACGACCCGTTAACGTGGGTATCGTTCGAAGATGCTGTAGCGGGATCTGGTGAATACGAAGGTATAGGTTTTGTCTTAACTGCCGATGATCCGTTTTGCTGCATAGATTTGGATTCGACAGATGATAAGATAAAGCAAGATCTTCAAACTCAAATTTATAATTCTATCATAAGTTACGCCGAAATATCCCCATCAGGTAACGGCGCCCACATTTGGGTAAAAGCTGCAATCCCCAAAGGTATTAACGCAGGGGGTGTTGAAATTTACCCACATGGTAGGTTTATGACTATGACGGGTAATGTCTGTCGGGGTGCCGAAATAATTGAGGCTCACGATACAGTTTCGAGTTTAGCGGACTACTTGGGAGCAAATCGTGCTAAACAAAAAGCGGCTGTTCCTGAAGGATATTCCGAAGAACAAACCAAAACCGACGACGATATAATGGGTATGGCGTGGAACGCTTCGAACGGTGAAAAGTTTCAATCTGTTTGGAATGGCGACGGATCACTTTTAGATACTGTCAATAAAAACGGAATCGTCGATAGGAGCGGGAGCGCTATTGATCAAGTGATCGTCAACATGCTGGCGTTTTACACGCAAAACCGGGAACAGGTGGAAAGATTATGGCGAATGTCACCACATGCAATGGGGCGCCAACGGAAGATGAGTCGTGCTGATTATGTTTCCTGGACATTAAACAAAGGGTTCGACCGGGTGATTCCGCAAGTAGACATTTCGGCGTTACGTGCGCAAGCTGAAAAAATCCTGAATCCGCCTGAACCTGAGCCTGAACCGCCAAAAATCGCCCCTGTTGAACGATCCGTCCAGCCCCTCACCCCTACCATGTCAGATGCCGATACATTCGATTCTGTACCGGGACTTCTTGGGGAAATCGCCGATTATATATATCGCTCTTCGCCTCGTCCGGTTCGGAAAATCGCAATGACCGGCGCAATCGGGCTTATGTCGGGGATATGCGGCAGACCGTATAATATTTCGAAGACGGGTCTGAACCAGTACGTTTTACTATTAGCAAATACCGGAGTCGGTAAAGAAAGTATCACGGGCGGCATTAATAACTTGATGAGTGCTGTCAAACGAACAGTTCCGGCATGTACAGATTTCATCGGGCCCGGGGAAATAGCAAGTCCACAGGCACTCATTAAGTATTTAGCCAAATATCCTTCGATAGTTTCAATGGTAGGTGAATTTGGATTAGAATTAAAAAGATTATCGGCATGGAACGCCACTACGAACGAGAGAGGGTTGCGCCGTGCTTATTTGCTTCTTTACAACAGATCAGGTAAAGGCGACGTTTTAGGATCGCTCATTTATTCGGAAAATACAAAAAATACCGCCCCGGTATCGTCACCAGCCTTTTCAATTGTGGGCGAGTCGACCCCGGAAGGTTTTTACGAAGCACTTGACGAATCCATGATCACGGAAGGTTTATTGCCACGTTTCACGATACTCGAATATACAGGAAAACGTCCGTTATTAAATAAAAATATACTTGAAATTGATTATAATTCAAATCTTATCGTTTCATTATCTGCGCTCTGTGCCCATTCTTTGATGCTGAATAATTCGGGTGAAGTTTGCGACGTAAGTACTAATCCGGGCGCCGAGGCAATGTTTGAAGGTTTTGAAATACACTGCACTAATGAAATTAACAATTCTGGAAACGAAATAGGGAGGCATTTATGGAACAGATCGGCGCTAAA